GTGGTACACTGGGTGCGTACTTGACTTTTCCTATAACAAATCCGATAGCACATCCGACTACGAGAATGACCACGGGTGTCACGCCATACAGTAGAACGTCTGCCATTCGTAACCCCCCCCCACATTATTCAGTTAATGCGAGCCAGCTTTCTGGAAATAGATTAATCATAATGCTATTCCATTCTTTAGCCAACTCCCGGATCTCCTGCTGCGCGTCATCCTTAGATCTAAGGTTGTATGCTCGTGCCCAGGCGTACAGAGAACCTGTTACATAGTATTCAGTGTACATGGACTGTGGCAGTACCATACGAGCCTGTTCAGGGCAGACACCCTTCTGGAGTAGCCTCTTGTAGACCCAAGTGCATCTGTTAAGAACCGTATCATAGTCATCAATCATAGACTTTCGACCGTACACGGTTAGCGGGTTGATATCGATAACCTCATTTGATGACCCCTGCTTCTTATCAGATGCCTTTCCTCGCCACTCTAGCGGCTTGTAGAACTCTGGATCTTCGTCTACATATCTGCGGCTGATCTCATTGTACGAGAACCCCACGGTATGTTTGAAGCGTTGTCTTGCTACAAACAAAGGAACCTTCTCTCGTAGTGTTATAGTGGCGTGGGTAAACGGGGTGAAGTGATCATGTTTAGCTAGATATTTAATTAACTTAACATCCCCATCTGCTAGTGACTCTCCCATCTCTGTGAGTTTATAGGAGGACTCCTTGTTGAAGCTGACCCTCGCTGCGTTCACAACAGACAGATCTGTACCCATTGAGTCAATAAGTTTTACTTGCATTTGCCCACCTCAAGATACGTTACGGCCCTGTTCAAAATCTCTACACAGTCATCAAACCCCCCTAGGGACCTATTACATTTATGACATAGCCATCCCCTGAAGGTCTCCGTCTCATGGCAGTGATCTAGTACCCATGAGCCATTATTCGTGTTACCCTTTCCCTTAACTTGTTCTTCGTCTTGATTACAGATAGGGCATATGTAGCCATCCTGCGGCATACCGTGCTGTTTACGTAAAATATCCCTAACATACTGCATGTATCTATTACAGAGCCGACACTCAGGGCGAAGATAATTTCCCCCAGATGACATAGAAAAAGAGGACAGGGGAAGATACTCGCTGCACTTACTGCATACCTTGCCCTCTCCAGCTCCCAGATCCTCGTGCTCTGATAATTCAGACGATTCAAATAATTCTAGTTGAGCCAGGGTTACATCCCCCTGCCCCGGATCACCAAGTCGGTGAGATCAACCGGGGAATAGTCAGGGGGTTTCTGTAACTTACCTGAAGCATCAAGTGTTCCACCATTCAATTTCAACATGTTGTTAGCGTGTACGGAGCCAAATGCTTCAGGCAAAAAGGTTAGTTCTTTATACCTAACTGACATCCCAAGCACCACATACAGAAGATCGCACATCTCTTTCATCAGTTGGGCTGCCCGTTTATCTTTCTCTTCCTGCAACATATTCCCATCTATGGGAAATTCACCATCACCACCATACTTGCCCGAGGCCACATCAATAAGACTTTCTACGTCAGAAACGGCATCTAGAAACTCCTTGTACTCCTCCTCTAAAAGGTCCAGGCACAGATCCCAGGACTCATCCCCTCCTGCATATGGCATGAAAGACCCTGTCTGATGCAGGGAAGAGGGGCCCGATAGACCCCCCTCCTCCAGTTTCAAAGACAAACTATTCTGGAACTCTCTAAGCATTTTCACTGAGCTATGCATGGCGATTATCCTCTGAGACATCCCTAGCCGCCCCTACCTGTAATGCTTGGTACATTTCGTGCCAACATGCTGCCAGCCCCGCGCTGTAATTATTATCTGCGACAGAGTTTTTAAAGTTATCGTATTGTATATCTATGACTTCCTCATATACGATATCAGCCACCTCGTATCTACTTACAAAAGCGCGGTATGCATAGTCCCTGTGTGGGGTGTGTACTATGTCGTGTCCAGGGAACAGGCTCTCTAAGTGCCCTTTGACGCGGGACCGCACCATAAGGTCATCTCCAGAAACGGAACTGCCTGTATCTTTATCTTTCTCGGCGTGTAGTTTCACTACCGATATGAAGCCGTCCGTAGTCATGATCCACATAGCGTACTGTTCTCCCTCTTCTCTTCTTTTAATACCCTTTTTAAATTAAGAAAGTAGGCGGCATTGTATCCTCTTTCCCATTCCCTATGCCTTATTCCCTGCGAGCCGTGGAGATAGTAAGGGTTGTATGCGTTACTACCAAATCCTTCCACCCCCTCTACGTATGCTTTCTGCATAAGCCTACCAGGGTTGTTGACTGCAGCAAAACTTCTATTCTGTGTCCTCATCTGTCACGCTCCACAAACGCCGCCTGAGTTACTAATCTCACAAATATCGTGTGTCTCTACGTGCTCTTCAAACTCCTCCCCCAGCTTATCGACAGCCTCGTCATACGCCACGGGGGTGAGGGGCTGACCCCCTCTAGCCCCATCAGGATAGCATGTGAAGCCTCTCAACCTATGGGCGTACTTAGCAAGAGTATTGGCGAAGCCTTTAACGGTATCGGGGTTGTTGTGCTTGTTACCCCATGCGGGCATGTTGATAGTGGAACTAATAGACATATCAACATAGTCCTGAACGTCCGCCTGAAAAGCTATGCGCCGCTCATATTCAGGGGCTAGGTCCAGGGCACTCTCTATCTTCTCAGGGTCTATTCCGTATACGTCCACCATTTCGTTAGCCGCGCTGTCCACAACGTACTGATACTTCCAGCGGGTTCCGTTAGTAAGGTACCGTCTCTTATAGGCCACCGCAAATAGGGGCTCTATACCTGTAGTAGTACCAGCCAGGATGCCAATACTGCCAGTAGGAGCAATGGCGCGTACTGCAACGGGGCGCGATATAGATAGCTCATCTGAAAAGGACTCAGCAGTTTTGTCAGACCACCTCTTATATACGTGAAGCCATCTGTGCAGCTCTTCAGGAACCTCATAATCATACCCTCTCTTAAGTAGCCATTCATGAATTCCCATGAGGCCTAAGCCAAGCCGCCTGTTTTTGTCCCTCACCTCATACACCTTGGCGTAAGGAAGTTTGGCCTTCAGTGTACCACACAAGAGAAACTTTGTGGCCAGTTCTACCACATCGGCAAGCTCTCGGATCGATTCAATACGGCCAAGGTTGATGCTACCCAGATTGCAAACATCACTGTCGTCAGAGCTGCAAACTTCAGTACAAGCGTTACGTAAAGTTTCATTCTCGTTTTCCATAAAATTAAAGCTGAACCCGGGTTCCGCCGAGGACAGTGCTTGCCTAACATTCTGCATGAACACCTCCCCCAACTCGCCCGTGGCCCAATACTCATACAACCAGGAATTGTCGTAGTTCACACTGATGTTTGTCATATCAAGAGGGGCAGGGAAGTTGAAATCTACCTCTTTGATTTGCTTAAGGGACTGACCCGTGTTGCCAACCGGCATTGATCCCCAGTCTTTGGCTTCCATGAACCTATCAACATCGCCGTGCTTCCAATTCAGAGACGCATAGATTGCCGATCGGCGAGAGCCGCCCTGCATTACTCGTCTGCCAATCTCGTTGATCATCTGCATCTTAGGCACGGGGCCACTAGCTGTCCCCCCTGTACCCACCAAGGCGCGGCCTGAAGGGCGATACACAGAGTAGTCTACGCCAATTCCCCCTCCCGTCATGAGGCAGGACTCAGACTTCCAACTGAGATTAGCCCAATCCTCCCTCGTATCTTCTTCTGCCGCAAGGAGAAAACAGTTGTTGTAGTACCTGTTAGGACGGCCCGCGTAATAGAGATAGCGCCCACCGGGTACGAACTTCAACTGTTTAATATAAGAAGCAAGTTCCTGGCGCTCTTCTTTAGTCATCAGGACAGGGTCATCCGGTCGCAGATCCCCACACACATCCTCCACCAAAACATCTGCAAGCTGATACCAAGTTTCGCACCCCGCGTGTGCGTACTTCAGATTAAAGATGTCCTCAGAAAACTTAGATCTGAATGCGGGGTTCTCATTGGATTTGTAAGATGTCATATGTGTTATACTTTCCTATTACCTAAAGGTTCAACACCCAGAGTTTCCGCTCCGTCTATATCAAACAATAACTCTCGCAAAATGTCAATCAATTCCTGATCAACTTCTCCGTCCGTGGGTACAGGAAATTCATCGGGGTTCACCCTTATGGACACTTTGAAATGGCGGGTTATCATTGCCGTATCATTCTCCCTTTGTATTAGCTACTTCGGAGGTGAGGGCAGCATATCCGGCTATGTCTACCCAGGAGTCGCGATGATCAGGGCTGTTACATAGACGTGCCAGTTTCATCCATATCATCATCATCCCTACCTGCTCTTTCGTCACGTCGGTGCCTAGGATCTCGGCCCAACCCACGGCGATGCGCTTGTACATAATGTCTACTGGACCATACGACTTATTCCGATCATTGCAGGTAAGGCGCTTGGCATCTTCTAGTACACGAGACCTGCCGTTGATCCCGGCCATTGCTCCCTTATCCTTGGGGTATCCCCCCGGATATGCGTGGCCTCCGTGCCGGTTGAATAAGCGATCTTCTTCTTGTTCCTCTTCTGACTTAGGAAGAATATAATCGTCTTCCCCCCATAAAATATCTCCAGCTACTGTTGCCACCACGGTAGTTCTCCTTTACGTTAATGTACTGTGTCGCTGTCATCTTCTCCAACCTTAAATACCTCTACGGTTGGGTGCTCATCCTCAAATATAGTATCGTATTTATCTACCAACTCTGCGATGTCTTCTGGAAGAAGAGTAGTTACCACACACATGGCTTTTAGTACATCTGACATAGTATCTAGTCCTTCTTCAGATAAGACTGACATATCAGGGTGATGAAAAGGATCAATGTCGTACAGTATACTACTGTCTGACGGGTCTTCTGACCTTACCGTTATCTTTATCATCAGCTCGTTTGGCTCCAGGCTCAACTCCCCTACCCGTTTTAGCTTTGCCATGGGATTTCTTCCTCTCCTTAATCCATTCTACGGGAATGCTTTGATCTGCGTAGGCATATCCGTATTTAGTACACCAATCCGCGTATGTGGTCTTACTACCTTTCCTAATCTTAGATCTAGAATTAGTAAATACGAAGCGTATATCAAGATGCGGATGCTGTTCTTTTACCCAGAGATGCTTCTGTCTATCTTGGGTAGTAAAGAAACCTTTGGTCTCCACTACTATGCCATTGGGCAAGATAAAATCTGGCGTATAGGTTCTTCGTTTTTCCGGCTGAAGAAAGGATATCTTCATTGTCTCGTAGCAATCCACGATGCCTAAGAATGCCAGTTGTTCAGACACCCTTTCTTCTAGGCCGGATCTAAACCCCTTGGCCATCTTCCATCTCGCCGACGAGTTAAGAGATGAAAAGGCCATAGGGATAGTGAATAGGGGTTACAACACTAAGTGTATCATGCGGCATCGGAATAATCCTCCTCGTTTAGATGGGAGTGAGACTCTTCGAGGTCGTCAACTATATATGTGTAGGCTACAATAGGTCTGCTCTTAGCCCTAGAGGGGATGGACTCCCTTTCCTGCAGCCCGGGCCAGCATGTGAACCTATATTTGCACCAGCTACAGGATGACCCTAATTTCCTGTTGCCCGTGAGTACGCGACTAAACCTCTCCTCCTCATCAGAAAAGCATCGCTTGAAGGGGCCATCCTCATTGATGGTCTTGATCTTATCTTCTATACCCCTGAGTATGACAGCAGTCTCCTCGGGTGTGTCAGTACATTCGATGCGGCGGATGTCGCCTTTCGCGACGTTGAATGCCCAGATGCCGCCGGGCTTAGTCCCTTTGGCTTTTGCGTATAGGTGCAATTGACCGACGTATCCAAATGGATCATCTGCCTTCATCGTCTCCCAACTAACAAACTTGTTGCGGTACGCATAATCAGACGTAGACTTGATATCATCTACCTCTCCATTGAAGCTCAAGTCAGTCTCGCCATTGATTACGGTATCGCCTATCTCAACTTGCACTTTCTCTGTGCCAGCAAAGCCCTCGACTCCAGCCTCTTTGATAACCCCTTTCAAGACGGCTTCAATGATGTCACCCACCGCCATGCGAAGAAGGAAATTATAGGAGGGATCGGCTGTCTTAGTCCCCGCCTTCTCCATCTGTAGCTGGCATAGTGGTCTGCCTAAGTTGGACGGGCGAATTCGGAATGCCCTATTCTTATCGCGAGCGGTGGCAAATTGCTTACGCATGGCCTCCTTAACATCTTCGGAAATGGTGGAGATGGTGTCTTCGCTCATCGACACCTCCCCCTCCAAACTTTTCTGCAACCACTGGACTACTTTAGCTACCTTGATATCCATCTCATGAGTCCAAGTTCACGAAAGCGCCATCAGTATCAATAGATTTATCAAGACTATTAGGGGATAAAGCTCCATTGTGCTTCTCCATAATCCACCTGTTAATCTGCTTGATGTGCTCACCAAATTTCTCATACAGAGCGATGGCGCGGTCATCCATCTTGTGGGATGGATCACCCAGCATAGAGGCCTCGATGTCGTAGTAGGTTATGCCCCCGGTAATCTTCTTAGACTTCAGTGTAATGTCGCAGAAGTTAGGAACGATGCGGTATTTAGTGACAACGTCGTGGTAGAATTTAGCCAACGTCTTGCCGGAAGTCTTGCCCGACAATTCAAACTCTACAGGCGCAGTGACATCACATTCTTCACCACTCTTATTGACGCCTTTGATGTGTGCCTCCCCGAAGAAGATAGTCATAATGCGGCATGAACGGATAAACTCCTGCCGATCCTTGGATAAGCTACTCCAATCCTTGATATACTCAAGGGAGCGACCGCACTGGAAACTACCATCTTCCGATGGTGCCTCGTCACGCTGCCCTTGTACCAAGACAGAGTGTACGTAGCTGCCCCTAGAACTGGTGCCATCCCGGTTCTTACGTTCTGCATCGGCATCATATCGCTTGTAACGATAGCGATGATCGTAGTAGCGGAAGTCTACCGACTTAGCATAGATTGTTTCACCCTCGTGGGTGACGGCAAAGTGTCCAGCAAGGCACAAGATATTTCCATCGCCGTCTTCAACATTGTCCCGCAGAATACGGATACGACCTAGCGCATCGGAATTAGAAGAAGATGACTCTCCTTCGCTGAAGCGTGATTGAAAAGCCGCCAGCATGGAATTCTCGTCCATTGTTGCGATCTCTGTCATACTCATGTGTTGTATCCTCCTCAGTTCAGAAATATAGTTATACTACATATTGCCGTTATTGTCAAGACATATCTAGCCAATTGTCTCCTATTTTAGTGTCGATAGCTAGAGGAACATCCATGTCAAATCCATAGAAGTCCTCAATCATTTGCCTTATACTATCAGTGGAGAACTCAGTTTCTAATATGCTTTTAATAACAGGCACTTCATCCTCCATGCAATCTAGCAACACACTATCATGGACTGTGTTTACGATGCTAGAATTCAGCTCTCTCCATCTCATCTCCTCCCTTAGATTGACTAAGCACAAGGGTACTATGTCGGCGGTGGCAAAGCTCTGCACCGGATAGTTCTTAATCTTAGTAGCTCCCGCTGCTCCCCCATTCCTATTCCTCTTGGCATCAGGGAAAGAGAACATTCTGCCAGTAGGGAGTACGATACTCTTATTACGAATGGCATCGTCCTGTAGTCTCCTGTGCCAGTCCTTTATGCCACTATATTTATCAATGAAATGGACATTGTAAGCCTTCTCTGCCGGTGATCCGTTCATAGCTCCGTACAAGGGGGCAAAGGTTCGGGCCTTCGCTTCCTGCCGGGAGGTGGGCTGCCCCATGTCAGTCAAAAACTTAGCAGTATACGTATGTACATCGAAGCCTGTGTCTATTTCTTCTTTGGCTACGGCGTCGTCTGATAGATACGCTGCTGCCCTAAATTCTAGCTGGGCGAAATCAAACTCCATCAACATCCCATGGTCTCCAAACCTAGAGACGAAAGCCTTCTTGACAGGGAACGTACCTCCCCGTGGCATGTTTTGCATGTTAGGCCTACTAGATGATAACCTACCCGTTGCGGTACGGCACTGATTAAACTCTGCATACAAGGTGTGCATACGTTTGACGGAAGTAGATCCTCCAATCACGGTGATCCTGGAAGGTAGGGCCCTCTTACGTATGCCCTCCACAAAAGAGGATAGGTAGGTTTCTATTGCACCCAGGCGCTCAACCTT